GAAAGGTAAGGGTACCCCCCACGGAAGATTATCATATTTCAATTTTATGCTTGTTGAAAGCATAAAATCGTCTAGCGCCTAGCATCCACTTTCTTTCAAATTATGGTTCTTTTGACCACAATATACAAATTATCTTGTATTTGAAGTTTCCATCGTCGAGCTCAGATTTAGAATTTGTCTACCCAGTGAGTTCTTTGATTTGGCTCCACAAGTCTTTTTTGTTCGAGTTGGAGACGTTGACGAGACAATTCATTGAACTCTAGTGACACTAGTTCAACACGAAATTTTTTTATTTTAAGTGTGGTAATTTTGACCATTATTTATCTTATTCGAAGAAATTGAACTAAAACACGTTCATAGGCAAGGGTACCCCCCACGGAAGATTATCATATTTCAATTTTATGCTTGTTGAAAGCATAAAATCGTCTAGCGCCTAGCATCCACTTTCTTTCAAATTATGGTTCTTTTGACCACAATATACAAATTATCTTGTATTTGAAGTTTCCATCGTCGAGCTCAGATTTAGAATTTGTCTACCCAGTGAGTTCTTTGATTTGGCTCCACAAGTCTTTTTTGTTCGAGTTGGAGACGTTGACGAGACAATTCATTAAATATTTTCATCATATGATAGTAGTCTCCATTTTGTTCATGTTTTTATGCCTTTTAGGTATAAAAAATTTATATGATATTATCCTCCTTTCCCAGTTAAAACTCTTTGGATACTAAATGATACGTGAGTTAAAGGTGTGTTCTTACCTCATCCAATTCTTTTAACCACATTTGGTTTGTGGTCAGTTTTGCAAGTTCGACAAGTTCTTCTTTTAATTTTGAAATTGTGGTTCTGAGAACCTTTACAGCATTTAATGTGCATCCTCTGACTGGAATATTCAAAAGATAATTAAAGGTGTTGTCAACCTTTAGAAAGTGTTCTTCGTTCAAAAGGTCAATTATAGCTTCGTCTTCTTGTTTTAAAAAATTTTCATTGTTGACAACTTTAAGGATAAACTTGAGCTTATTTTCGTTTAGATCAACGCTATCTTTCAATTTTGCCAAAATATGGTCTTTGCGCAGCTTATAAAAATGCAAACGTGTTTTAAAATACTCTTCAAAGATGTCGTTTATGGTGTGATATTTTGTTATAACATTTTCATGATTAAAAAGAACCATATTTGTAGTGTGGAGTGTTGAAGTCAATTTTATATCTGTTGTGTCTTGAACATTTTTTAAGGTAAAGTTAACCTTATCTGTTGTACTTTCGTTAATCAATTGGTTCATGACACCTTTTTCAATCAGAGAGTAACATTGATCTTTAAATTTATCTGTCCACATTCCAATGGGTAATTCAGTCACTTGAATTGTTTCATCATCTATACGCTTCATTTTACCATAAGTTGTAAATTTTGTTTTTTCCTCGTCACATGGTTTAATTTTTCCTTTAAAATTTTTATAGTAAGGATTAAGGTCAAGAGGTTCCATTTCTAACCCGGAAAGTTTTTTATGGATGTATTCCACCAACTCAATTGGGTTGTATTGGGGTATAAAACATGACCATCCAGTTCCAATACCAATTGAACCATTAATTAAAATTAAAGGAAGAATTGGAACAAAGGTTACTGGTTCACCTTCAGCTGAATATTCTAATACAGGGTCATCTTCTTCCCTAAAAATATATTTTAAAATTTTATCAGGTTTGGTATGAATGTACCTTGAAGCAGACGAGTCTTTACCACCTTCAAGTCTGGTTCCAAATTGACCGCTTGGTTCAAGTAAAGCAATGTTGTTACCACCGACAAAATCTTGAGCAAATTTTATTATTGTCTCACATAGGTTCTGTTCACCATGTTTATAATCGGTTTGTTCGGCGACATAGCCACTGAGTTGAGCCACTTTGATAAAGTCCGTTTGTTTCTTGAATTTTTTTCGTATGGCATAAATGACCTTGCGCTGAGACTCTTTCAAACCATCGATACAACCACCTAAACTTCTTTTACAATCTTCATAGGAAAATTTAATCATCTCATACTCCATAAAATCACTTATTTTTGCATTTATCAATTTTATGGTTGTGCCGTCTTTTGTTTTTTCCTTCAACTCTGGTAACAGATCCAAGCAATAGTTTGAAACTCTCGGATTAAAGTTGTTTAACCACTTTTTTCGATCATTGGCATTTTCGTCTTTGAAAACTTTATTTATGGATTGTTCAGCCTTATTGTCGAACGAATATTTCACCAACTTCTTTCCAAAAAATTCGGATACGTCTTTGGTGTCGATAGACCCTAAACCCTTGTAATATTTGAAATTTTTGAGTTTATTGTGATCACGGCGATAATCCTCAAATGTATTTTCATCGTAAAATAAAAGGTCGTCTTTACCTTTTTTCTGGAAAACTTTGACAATTGGCGTTTCCATGCTTACAATGAACCCTTCTTTTTTGAAAAGAGTTGGAAATAATTCGTGGAGAAAGTTGAGTATAAGTCCTTTAATGTGAATACCATCTTTATCGGCATCTGTTAGGATCAAAAGTGTACCATAATTCAGTGTTTTATAATTTTGTGGTTGTGAGTAATCTGTGTCAAATTTTAAATTAAATACTTTTATAAGGTCAGAAACAACCTTATTCGCTCCAATTTTGGCCAAACTGACATTTTTAACATTGAGAAATTTTCCGCGTAGTGGGAGTATACCAAAGTGATTACGTCCCTTTTTTCCAAATATCCCTGTTTGTATCCCAGCTACCGCGTATGATTTTGCTGAAAGTCCTTCACATACAATTAAAATGCTTTCAGTACCCATTTTGTTTGATGGATCGTAACCATCAACTTTGATAATGGTTTTACGCTTTGGCGCTTCCATCTTTTTCAGAGCGGAAAATTCTTTCGATCTCAGAACTTTGTCCTTGATTAAGGTTATGACGGGCCATTTCAAAATTTTATTTAATTGAGATTTTTCTAGGTTTGATTCAACCTTTGGACTTTTTAAGAAATTTTTATTTTGACCATCAAATTTAGGCTTGTTTACTCTTGAATGAATGAAAAATTGAAAATATGATGAAATGTCACCTTTTGTCAATTTTATTTCCTTGGTTTTATCTTTTTTTGACGACTTGTTTAATGCTTCCAACAAGGCCGAAAATATTGTTTTGGTCCAACTTTGAACGTGTTGACCTCCTGCGGATGTAATTTGTCCATTAACAAAAGAAACGGGTTGAGACACATCACTTGTTTCAGATCCAACTATGACCACGTCTGATCCTTTGTATTTTATGGTCAAACTGTAGGCAGATGCAAAATCGTCATCGTAATAAAGTCGACTCAACGAGTTTAAATTTTTGATGGGTAGTTTTTCACCATTAAAGTAGACATTTATTTCTGGTAGAAGAGAGCTTATATCGATTACCATTTTTTTCAACAATCCATACATTTCTGGTGGATATTTGGTTAACTTGAACCTTTTAAAATCTGGTATGTATTTAACTTCGGTGTAACCATTAGTTAAGCAGGATCGAATTTTGGGTTCAGTGGTTTTTGTCATATTGTTTGTCCATTCTTGGGTTAACTTTAATTTTTGGTTGGGGTCAACCCCAGTCACACAAAAATAAGAAGAGAAGATGTTGGTACATTTGACTCCTACCCCATTTTTACCAGACACTTCTCTGACCTCTTCGTTGCCATAATTTGAGCTGGATCTGAATTGTCCAAAGATCAACGAGTGAATGTAGAGTTCATTAAATTTTTTAATGGTGTTTTTTTCTTCCTCGGATAACAACTTAAATTCTTCTTTGCTCAAACCATTATTATTGTTTTGTTCTTTGTTTTGAATTATTGGTATAACACAACCATCATTCCACACGCTTGTTATTCCTGTTTCAAGGTTTAAATTGACTTTGATATTCTTACATACCATAATATCTTTGCTTCTTTCGACATTGTCAACTGCGTTAGTCAATACTTCAACAAAAATTCTAATCAAAGTTTCTGGTACATCAACGTTTTGACTGATAATCTTGTTGTGTTCGTCGGAGAACACAAATTCTTTCCGCATATTTGATCCAGTATCTCCAATATACACATCGGAACAATCCAAGACATGCTGTATATCGTTCTTGACACTATATTTGATTTTTGGGTCGTTTATAACTTTAGACGTCATTGTTTATTTTATTTTTTTTTTAGAAAATTTTCATTTTTTGGGCAAGGGTACCCCCTTGGGTCAATATGCAAATTGAGACATTTTAAATGTTTTTGGTCAAAAATAACCATAAAATAAAAATTTTTGAATTGATCCATTTTTTGGATTTATGGTTAATTTGACCACAATTAAAAAATTTATCTTATTTTCAAAAATTTTTGAAAGCTTCGTATAGATAAATTTTATTCTTTGATTCGACTTCAAAAGTAGAAATTTTAAAAGTTATCCGACTCGTATAGAACAAACGCGAAAATATTTCCTTATAGTTACATGGACCATAAAAAGTTCCAGTAAATAAATAATGAAGGACGTACGACTTGAAATGCCATGGTGGTATCTGATTATAATTGTCTTAGTGCCAGTTGTGGTTCTTTCCATACTTCAACATCGAAATTGGTGTAAAGAATGTAAACTGGGAATTTGTAGGGTTCATGTCAAACCAATGCAGCATCACCCATATCATCAACCATGTTCCAAATGGTAGATTATACATTTTATTAAATTTTTTATGCTTATGAAAGCATAAAAAATTAGTAACCGTCCATTAGTCATCATATTAAGTTTTAATCCACTATTTGAAACTTTTCCGGTTAAGATAAATTAAGAAACATGAGTTTAGGCTCCTATTAAGACATAACTGACAGCGCCCCCGCCTCATTTCAAGTTTAGGGAGAATAACCACCAAACAACGAGGACATTTATTTTCAACACAATTTGAACAAAGTTGACCTAAAAAATCAATTTCATTGTTGCATCCCAATATACGACATATTTTCAACTCTTCAAACAACGGAAACTTCTTGTGAAATTTTTCTGAGAAGTTTCTCTTGACTGTAACATAGTTTGTATCACAATGTTTCTTCAACTCTTTCAATTTTTCACGGTCAATTAGATCCTTATTATCAATGAAAAATTTTTCATTAAATTTATCCAAGTTAATTGTTTGCCAAAATAAGGTAAAGTTTGACCTTATAAAGTCTGAAGAAAAATTTTTCAAATTATGGTATAATAAATCTCTTGTTAAACATTGAAAATTTGAATGGTCCAATTTGAGCACTCTGTGAGCATATTCATCCGTCAAATTTAAGGCTAAGAGCAAGTTTAAATAGTCTTGAGTATACCACCTATTTCTAAGATAGCTCAATATAATATCAAGGATATGACGAATCTTTAATACTTCCATTTTATTTTATGTTTATTATGGTATATTTTTTCCACTCAACAATTCAATTTTTTGATTTGGTCAAAATTACACACTAAATAAATGATATCATATTCAGCGTTAACAAGTTATGGTAAGGCAACCTTACCTTCAGTTGAAGTCTGGAATGGAAATTTTGATATAGTCAAAGATCCACCATCAGGCATCCATACCCGTAGAATTATTAAGGTTGGAGAAAACAACGACCTACTCGATTGGAACGATGACTCTGGCAGTCGGATCAATGAGATGATCAATATATATGCTCGCGGCAACAATCCAATGGTGTCAGTTCAATACTCAAATCATGGTAATAGTGGCAGTGGTTTGATGGGTGTCGACGGTGGCAGCTCTGGTTCGAATATGAGTGGTATCATGACCGCTGGTGGGGGTGGAAAATTACCATACAGAATTATGAATGAAGGCGCTTTTAGACCACCAATTTTGAGACAAGAAGATTTATTGCCACTATCACGTATGCCAAGAGAGTGTACCAGCGTTACCAGTAAAAGATGTAGGGTTGATCAAACCAAAAGAATTGAACCGGATACAGTTGAATATTTTAAGCAGATACACAAGGCTCCGATGAAAGTTTCAGCTGAATCAAAACGTTCATTCAAAAAGGAAGGTCCCGCAGCACCACCTTCGAATATTGGTCTCATGGTCAATTCTGGTGCGCTTGCTTTTGACGTTAATTCAAATGTTCGAAAATTAAAGGACACTGGCGGCCATAGAATTATTCCAATTTTGGACGATACCCTATTGGTCTCGAATGTGGATCATATTAACCAGAAAAGAATTAGTCAACAAAAATATCTCAATACTGATATTCACCTTTCAAAAAATATTCCAAATTACGAGGCTCAAACAACCTCAAACTTGAATCTTCGACCAAATCGAAATGTGTACGAACTTGGTGGTCAAACAGTCAAACTGACAAACAACAGACCTTATCGTGGCGTTTCCAACTTTGGGGCAACAAGTGGCGGAACAATGGTCAAAATTAATCAAGATAAAATGATTAATGGAGTGACTCTTAAAAGTCGAGGTGTCCATTAGATTATATTTTTTATACTCGTTTGAGTATAAAAAATTAGTAGATAATTTTATACTTAAAGTCACCATCGTCGATCTCAGCTTTCGAACTGGTCCAACCACTAAGTTGTTTGATTTGACTCCACAAGTCTTTTTTGGTTGTGTTAGTCGTCGATGATAGTCGATTCATTAACTCTTTACGACTAAGAACGACAGTCTCGCCATTACGTTCTCTTTGCTCTTTCAACGATAGAAGAATATCATCGAAAGCGTCTCTGACAGACTCGCTTTCCTCTCCTTCAAGATCAATAGTCTCTGTGTGTTCACCAATATGATAGGTCAATTTTTTAATATCGAGAGGAACTGGTTCAGGGTCCTCTTCGTCCAAACTTTCATCCAATCTTGTTTTGATGAAATTATTCACATAGTCTACGTTTGCATCATAGTTGTCGGAGATAAAATCGACTATAGCAACCAAATCTGACAACTTTATACCGTGAATAAGTTCATGTCTTCCGGTATCGCTAGATTTCTCCTTATACTTGAACAGATGTAACATTTTCTGAATATGGTTATCTAGGTCCTTTGCGTTGTAACATTTTTTGATCCAAACGTAAAAGTAAGAGTCTTTTTTAGGGTGACCAGTAGCATAACCACAAATACGTTTACTTATCCTATCAGTTGACCCTGGTTTAAAAATTCTTTCTTTAGCATACTTTCTAGTAGTGGCTATATAGATCCATTCAAGTTTCCTTTCTTTTATGCTTGATCTTCGCATAAACTTGTTTACCCGTTGAGCTTTCAACTCGGCCTTTCGCCTAGCCTCAACTTCAACCAAGGCTTTCTCTTCGGCTTTTTCTATTTCTTTATCTTTTATGGCCAATTGAACCATCGCTAAAGAAAGTTGCGACTCACGTATTCTTTGTTCTTGTTCCGACTTCTCCATGAGAAATTTCATCGTATACTCTCCGTAAGCGAACAAAGCTTCCTCGAGATTAAGATAGTAGTCTCTCACAATTTCAGCATTTTCAGTGTTTATTCTCATAACAGCTTTTTTAAAGCTTCGTTGATTCATACAAATCCATTTTTTTTGTTCCAATTGTTTTGGGATCAATTTAGCCTCTTTTTGAACACATGGATACTCGATAGCTAAAGGATGTTGATAACCAATTTCTTCGTATAAAATATCATGGCTTCTAAGAATCCTTGAAAAACGTTCTTGTTTGTCTGATGAATTTCGTCCCTTGAATCCCATCCACTCCAACAAATTGGAGGTGACAATTATTGGCATAGTTTTAGGTTGAAAATTGACCTTTTCAACCCCCCCCAACTGGGGGGGGTTAAATTTGGATAAAGGGTACCACAAATCTTGAAACCAATCAGACGTGACATCAAAAGCCAAATCATGGTTCTTTATGAAATCAAAAATATTTATAAGAGACATTTCATTTCCTTTTTATTATACCGTTATAATAAAAAAATATTTATCGTCTACCAACACCACCCAAAGCAACTGGTCCTAAAGCAGATGGTAAATAGACCTTGTACCAACCTCTATCTTCTGAGACGACAGGTCCTCGCTGAATTCCACCATCTCGAGTGTATTTTTGTTTTTGTCCTACACCGAAACCTTTTCTAAGACATTCGTCTCGAGTACCAAATCTATCTTTGTCTCGTGGTAGAATTGTGCCATTACCACAAAACACTTTTACTTGTTCGATTGGTTCGTATTCATCGCTATAACTGAAAATAGGTTCATTTAGACCTCTTCCAATGCCTTTTTTTAAACACTGGTACCTTGTACCTAATATTTTAGACCCATTTCTTAATCCTTCATCTCGAGCATTGTTACCACAATACAATTCTCTTGGTCGTTGTGGACTTGTTGACCTTCTAGATGTATTTGATCTTCTTGAAGGTGATGGAGACCTTCTAGATGTATTTGATCTTTTTGAAGGTGATGGAGACCTTCTAGATGTATTTGATCTTCTTGAAGGTGATGGAGACCTTCTAGATTTTGAAGGTGGTGGACCACACTCGTCCTCCAACTCTTTATACTTTGGTCCATTTTTCTTTATCTTCCTGTTTGTGAGTGGATTCACAAGAGGTTGTGAATGCCATGTAGCACATTTATTAGCCATTTATTATATGAGTAAAATGTGCACGGTGTGAATGTGTGCGAGTCAGTCGACTTACCACACTAAAATTTTTTATACCTTTATTAGGTATAAAAAATCACACGAGTAGGATTTAAAAGAATGGGAAGAAGAATGGTGATAGTCCTCCAGCAATATCAGAAATATAATCAAAGGTTAAAAAGACACCTTCATCAGCTGTTTCAGAAAAGCGTTTCCATTTGATTAAACTTACGTTAAATAGCTGTGCATCTACAGATACTTCAGCTTTGCAATCCTGGTTGAGTTGTGGAACATCGGCAAATAAATTGGATAGCTTGTAATTTTTTGTTGCTGCTAGATATTGACCACCAACATTGTATCTATCAATAGCCTCAATTTGAAGCGCCGATCTGGGTGTTTCAAACTGTGTGAAGACCTTGTGGATGGCGTCGAGTATAGTTTGAGTGCATAGGAAAGAATTGTTTGACCTCAAAGTGACCAATAGTTTTTGAAATTCAGGTGTAACATGTATTGACCATAGTCCTTCAGGGCTGGGAACAAAATGTACCAATTGATCCCGAAATTGGAGGAAGCTGAGTGCAACTACCATCATATCTTGGCCACTTGGCCAACTTATGAATGTCTTAAATTCTCGAGTAATGTGATCAGGGTGAGTATGGAACACAAATGGAGAATATTTTTCTGGAAGGCCAACCGAACCTTCATCTCCGCTTTTTATATTGTCGGAATTGAGACCCATTACAGCGGTACCTGTAAGAATATATTTTACAATTGAAAGATTACCAGCTGCTTCGTTAATTTCTTTGAGACATTTTGATAGTGTGACCGCCACTACCTTTGGTATAAACATATCCAAACTCAAAATATTTGAAGGCTTCAAACTGGCTACAGCTGACCTTATCTGCATAAGAGTCAATTTAGTGGATGGTCTCGGCACATATCTGAGACGTATAATATTATTTATTAATTTTGGTTCAATAAAACCATATTTAACAAAGTATGTTGCATCAACATCAAAATTTGGATTCTTGGTGACCATATCCATAAAAATATCGCCGTGGATGTTATTGGTTATAACATCCAATAGTCTTGTTTTAACTGCCGTAGACTCGTTTTCAACCTTAAAGTAATCGACTGCTCTAGTTTGTAAATTAAAGACTGCACAACCAAACAATTGAAGATTATCGAATATGGTTGGAGTTATCAAGTGTTCGGATGTGACGGCTGCAAATATAATTATGTGATTATGGCTTATATCATACCCTGAACTGTATATTTTTTGTTGAAATATTGGAAAGTGATCAATTGCTGATTTAACCGGAAAAACAGCTATATTATCAAAAACATAAAAATGGTCAATTGTCACCTCAACTTCCATTTGCTTGGGACGCATTTGTCTGTGGCCATTGACCACTTCAACTTCCATAGGTTGTAATTCTGTCATTTATTAACTCTTTCTCTCTGACAAGTTGTCCCGAGTAGATAATAAGCAGACTCTCAATCTACATAAACTTTGTCGTTTAACCCTTTTATGCCTGAAAGGCATAAAAGGTAAGCCTTTATGATCAAATATGACCATGCCCCTCCAGGGCATGACCCCATTAGTATCAAAAGGGTTATCCACAAACGAATTTTTTAACCATAAACTAAAAGGGACCAATATTTTTGACCATTAAATTTTTATTTTTCTGAATTTTTTGAAATCCTGAATTTTGAAAGTTGACGATTAAAATTGAGAGACAATCGTAGATTTTCAAAAGTTGCGATCATCCGAATATTTGAAAGTTGCGATCGTCAGATTTTGAAATCCTACAAAAAATTTTTTTAAATCTTAAAGTTTTTCAAAAAGTGGTTGAGTTTAAAGTTTTTAGAACCACTATTTTTAACAACTTTTAAACCAATAGTTTGTGGATAAACTTTTGCCTATAGGCAAAAGTTAACCGATGGCATCGGGTAAACAACAAAGTTTGCATAGTTTGAGAAGTCTAGTCAAAATTCAATCGGCTCGACTAAGTTTTTCAAAAAGTGGATGTCTATGGTACGTTTTCCTTTTATGCCTTTCAGGCATAAAAAGGAAGGTATAAATAAAATATATTAATTATGGTTGATTTGGACTATTGGTATTTATATTTGCCATATTTATCAAACTTGACTGGGGCACCCATACTTTCTCTGAATTTTTTTTCTTGCTCCAATTTGAACTTTTGATTTTGAATCTTCTCATCCGCAAACGCCATCATACTTTCAATGGAGTCGCAACAAGAGCTTGGAACAGTCATACCTTGAATAGCCTTGGCTTTATCAGGGTACATTTGCCTAAATTTGGACTGCATAACATAGTTATCGATACACTTGCGTGCGTTTGGGTTCATTTTACCATCAACACTACTACACTTATACATGGTTTATTCTTACTTATTTATTTACTCCGTTGTTGCCAATCAATTTTCTGTTTTTTCAGGTAGAAACATTTATTTTTATGGTTATTTGACCATTATATTTTATTTTGTTTGGATTTACCTGTAGTTTAGCTTTATTTCAGGTTTGTGTTGAGGTATGATTTCTTTTAACCATCGCCATGCTTCAACTTTATTAAAGTTAAAATCAACCTTGGAAAATAAATCTGTTCGCTTAATTGTTTTTGAGGTTGAATCCAAGGTATCGAGATACACTTTAATTTTATGCTTGAATTGTTCTTCAACAGAGTCATCGATAGTTGTATTGATTGGTATACCATCGACAATACGAGTTATGGTTGCGGATGTGCCTTGATATGGAGGTGGAACAAATGGCCTCAAATTGTGTCGATTTAGGTTGAATATAAGCATATCCAACTCTTCATTGAATTTTTCAATTTCATCTTCATAATGTTGAGTTATCCACTCCACGTACCTTTTAAGATCCTTGTAGTGCAACACGTATATCTCTTTACTTTTGCGTTCTCTGAATCTTCCTAAAACATCATTTATACGCTTCTCACACTCCCTAAAATTGGCCACCCGAAATATGTCTGAATAGTACCACAAATCGTCAACTGAAGAGCGACCATTGTAACCTGAAAATCTTGGTTTCAATTTATCCATTCCTTCGACTCCTCCAACTTTATATCGATTTTGGTTAGCGTAAGCCTTTGAAGTTGAAATATAAATTGCTTCATTTAATGGTCTCTTTTGATTATTAAAAGTCAACTCTTTCAATATCAGAGAATATTGTTTATGGTCTTCAGCTTCCTTCTCGGCCTTCAATCTAGCCTCTTTTTCCTGTTCCAGTTCGGTATCTTTTATGGACAACCGAGCCACCATTCCAGATAATTCTAAATCTCTACGATCAATCAGAAAATTCATCGTGTACTCTCCGTATGCAAACATGGCTTCTTCGAGGTTAAGATAGTAGTCTCTTACAATTTCGGCGTTTTCAGTGTTTAATCTCAACACGACTTTTTTAAAGGCTCGAGGATCCATACAAATCCATTTTTTCTTTTCAAGGTTATTTGAAAGTATAAGCTGTTTCGACTCTTTTTGAACACCTGGATACTCGATCGCTAATGGGTGCTTGTAATCGATTTCGTCATATGAAATTTTTAGGCTTTCAAGTAACCTCGAAAAGTGTTCTTGTT